GGTAGCTGTGATATAGAATTTTCAGATGCGGAAATAAAAATGCTGAATGAAAAAAAGAAGATATTTCTTGATCCTACATCTTTTAGAAATTTTGGTAATATTCTGATTAAAATGGTAGCTGAATGGCAAAAAAAATTTGATGATAGAGTGAAAAATCTTACTACCTATGGGGAAGATACTGAGGACCCAGATATTAACAAAGCCCCGTGACCGTGTTATAATGCTTTATGCCGTTAACAAGTGTAAATATAAGACCAGGATTTAATAAACAAGTCACAGAAGCAGGAGCTGAAGGTCAGTGGACTGATGGTGATAATGTTAGATTTAGATATGGTTTACCAGAAAAGATAGGCGGTTGGGAGCAAATTACTTCTAATACACTTGTTGGTGCAGCAAGAGATCAACACATTTGGGCAGATTTAGATGGTAGGTCTTATGCAGCAATAGGAACACATAAAGGATTGTTTATTTATTACGGAGGTGTAATGTATGACATTACTCCTTTAGCGACTGCGGTTACAGGTGCAACTTTTACGATAGCATCAACTTCTGCTCCTCAAACAATAACCGTAAACAAAGCATCACATGGATTGGTAGCAGGCGATCTTTTTACTTTTACATCGGTCACACCACCAACTGGATCGGGTTATACTGTTTCTCAACTAGAAGCAAATCCTTTTGAAGTTTTAACTGCAAGTACTAACACCTTCACTATACAATTTGCAAGTGCTGCTTCAGGAACAACATCGGCCACCGGATCAGCGACAATTAATCCGTATGTTGGTTTTGGACCACTTACTCAAAGTTTTGGATATGGTTTTGGTACTGGATTATTTGGAGGAACTGTAAGTGGAGCAATCACAACGACTCTAAACGGAGCCATTACAGGTACAACCGGAGGTAACAATGCATCTGCTACTAATATTACTTTAACGTCTGCTAGTGGACTTCCTTCTTCTGGAACGGTCTTAATAGGAAGTGAACTTATAACTTATAGTTCGATAAGCACTAATGATATTATAATTGCATCGAGAGGAGCTTTAGGAACCACTGCGACCACTCATTTAAATTCTGCGACAGTAACAGATGCATCAAATTTTATAGGATGGAACCAAGCAACTACATCTTCTACAGTGGTACTAGATCCTGCATCATGGTCTATAGATAATTTTGGCCAACAATTAATAGCAACAAACAAAAATGGTACAAGTTTTCAATGGAATCCAATAGCTTCAAGCACAAATGCTTTATCAACTAGAGCTACAGCTATATCTGGAGCACCAACTAAAACAGTCCAAGCGATTGTATCAGAAAGAGATCGACACTTAATAATGTTAGGAACTGAAACAACCATAGGAGATACTTCCACTCAAGATAAATTATTCATAAGATTCTCAGACCAGGAAACCACAGGAACTTACGCACCAACATCGACTAACACAGCAGGTACTTTTAGACTGGACTCTGGAACAAAAATAGTTGGAGCTGCAAAAGGAAAAGATTACATTTTAATTATTACTGATAATGCTGCTTACATAATGCAGTTTGTAGGACCACCTTTTACATTTTCAATTAAACAAGTTGGATCTAACTGTGGAGCTATAGGACAACATGCAATATGCTTCGTTAATGGCTCGGTATACTGGATGGGACAATCCGGTGGGTTTTTCAAGTTTGATGGAACAGTTAAATCACTTCCTTGTTTGGTTGAGGATTTTGTATTTACAAACGGAGGAAATAATCTTGGTTTAAATTATACAGCAGGGGAACTAACATATGCAGGTATAAACAATCTATACTCTGAAATTAATTGGTTTTATGCAAAAAATGGTTCGACACTAATAGATAGAGTAGTTACATATAATTATAATGAAAATGTTTGGACAACCGGATCATTAAATAGAACGACTTATGCTGATGCAACTTTATTTGAACACCCCTATGCAACAGAATTTATTTCATCAGGAACTCCTAATTTTCCAACAATTAATGGTGTTACAGCTGCTAATGGAGCAACTACTTACTATGCTCATGAAGAAGGAACCAATCAAGTAAGTGCTTCTGGAACGTCCTCAGCTATAACCTCTTTCATACAATCCGGTGATTTTGATTTAGATATTGAAGGTAATGGACAGTATTTTATGAGTATGAGAAGATTTGTGCCAGACTTTAAAATCCTTACAGGAGATGCTAAGATATCAATATTATTAAAAGATTTCCCTGTGGACACCGAGGTATCATCTCCACTCGGACCTTTTACTATATCTAGTTCAACGAAAAAAATTGACACAAGAGCTAGAGCACGGTTTGCAAGTTTAAAAGTAGAGAATACTTCTATTAACCAAAGTTGGCGTTATGGAACATTTAGAGCTGACACACAACCAGATGGTATGAGATAATGGGCGAAGAATACGATATTAACTACCTTAATAATTTAAATGACCCTTTTGTGTTTAGAAATGATAAACCTGATTTGTCAGGTACAGGAAATGTTCAGCCTAGAGTAGGACTAGAACCTTTATATCCTAATTTTGGTGCTCCAATGCCGATGGGATGGGAGAAAGAGCAGGGTACAGGAAATGTTCCTTTACAGGCAGATACAGGAAATGTGGTCCCTAACTTACAAGCACCAGATTGGACAAGTGTTTATGGAGATCCCAACAGAATTCAAGGATTTGAGGAGCGAGGACAACCTCTTGGTGGTGGGATTGCACCTATATATAATAATGCACTAGCAGCTAACAACAATAACTTACCTTTTAATCCAATTAAATCAGCTAAAAATTTTATACAGAATAAAATTTTAAATAAAGCAAATTTTACTGGAATGATACCTCTGGGTGCTCAACTATTAGGAGCAGTCCTACCTAAAGAAGATCCAAGGACTACTGAGATAAGAAATTATTATTCAGGAATGTACGGTACAGACGATATTGGAAGAATATCGGAAGGAGATTTAATGGCTGGTTATAATCCTATATCAGGTGGTGGTTTATATACGTTAACAGGCGGAAGAGCGGGAGACCCTCCAACTCAAGGTTTAGATAGAGCATATCAAAAAAGAATTGAAGGAATTGAAAAAACTTTAAGAAGAAAATACAAAATGACAGATACTGAGATTGCTGATATTTATGCAGGAGATTATAAAGGCGATGTCTCAAGTGATTTAATAAATAGAATAGTTACCCTTAAAGACAGACAAACTAAAGATAAAAAAACAATTAATAGAATTAAACAAAAACACGGTGCTAACGAAAATACTATAAGAAACCCGAATGTAAGCTCAAAAGTTAATTATGGAAAAAAAGATACTCATAGAGAAAGTTATCGAGGTAATATTACACCATCTAAAAAAAGTAATGTTCATAGCCAAGCTAGTTATGATAGAAGAACATAATGGCTAAAATAAATATTTATATTCCAGAACCAAAGGATGTATATGAAGCGTCTAATCAAAGACAAATTCTAGAAGCTTTAGATACATTAAAAAGTCAACTTAATTTTTCTTTTCAATTTGATTTAAAAGAAGAGCAAGATACATTTAATTGGTTTATAGCATGACAATACAATACAAAAATCAAGGGTTCAGTTTAACTACAACAAATACTGTTTCAGTGCTTACTGCAAACACAAGCTCAACTATATTAATAAAACAAATTCAAGCAAGTAATGGATCAGGAGGTTCTGCTCTTTCAGTAGTTTCTCAAGTTACAGATAATTCTGCATCATTAACTTACAGAATAAGTAATCAAAGTATTGATGCATCATCAACCACAGATTTAATAACCAAGACATTAGTACTAGAGCCCGGAGACGCACTAAAAATGACATGTTCAACAAAGGATGAGATACAAGGAATTGTATCCTATGCATTGATAGACAGATCACAGGAAAATGGCTAGACAAAAATTTACGCATTTTGTACCTAGACCTAAACCCAAGAAAAGAATAAGATGCCACAAAAAAAAACTTTCCAAAGAAGAAAAAAGAGACTATAAAAAATATAATCGACAAGGGCGTTAATGGATTTACAAGACATTGCTAAAAAAGTAAAAAAAATTCAGGTGCCCCTGAAGGAGCAAGATATCTTAGACTTTTTAAAAATAACTAGGAGATGGCAATATAGAAATACTTGGGGCCACCCATCAATAGAAATGATAGATTCAATTGGAAGAAGGCAGTCTGAAAGATTTTTTGATATAAAAGGAGAGCTTATTTATGATATTTGGAAACAATATTACGATAAAGGATTTACCTTTATTTTAACTAATATTTTAGATTTAACAAAAGAACTTCGAGAAATTGACCAATTAACAAGGGATCAAACTGGTTGGCATACATGGGGTAATTTTTATTTTTCTAAACCTGGAAGACTAGCTAGTTTTGGGTTACATGAACATGATTATGCTGTTATAGTAAAACAAATTTATGGTAACTCTCATTGGCTGGTTGGGGATAAAAAATTTATCTTAAAACCAGATGAAGTTTGTTTTATACCAGAAAAAACAAAACACATGGTGTATAATAAAAGTGAAAATAAATTATCACTAACTATAAACTTAGAATAAAGGAGTATATATGAGTGAGTTAGAAAGAGTACCTGCTGAAGCAAAAGAAATTATCAAGCACAAAACAACAGGAAAAGTCTATGAGTCTAAGGCTGCTTTTGATGCTGATGTTGCTGATCCAAGCACAGACACTACAGATGCAGATTTTTCTCAACACGTTGAGATTACTGTTGCAAAACTATCTCTCTTTGGTAAAACCAAGGAGTAATGGAACCTAGAGGTGCAACAGAACTTCAACAAGAACAGTTAATAAAACATGTCCCAAAAGAAATTTTGGACAAAGTACAAATCTGTACATCTATACCAGGAAAGGTTCCAATCGATCCAAAGAAATTAAATGTGCTTTGGCAAAAAAATTCATATGACCAAGGTAATTTACAAGAATTTTTTGGTAATCCTAAAAGACATGACGAATATGATTGGTATGTCTTCAATTCACATTGGACTTATGAGAAGTTTAGATACTTCCATCAAATACCAGAAGATAAAAGCATCGTAATTAAAAATGGTGCTCACCATTTCCCTAAAAGAAAAATTTATAAGCAAGGAGATACAGTAAGAATACTTCACCATTGTACTCCTTGGCGAGGATTAAACGTATTGTTACTAGCAATGCAAATGCTTAAAAGCAAACATGTTGTTTTAGATGTGTATAGTTCAGCAAAAGTCTATGGATCTGAGTTTGAAAAAGACCATGACGAATCCTTTCAACCTTTATATGAACAAGCTAAATCATTATCAAATGTAAATTATATTGGTTTTAAACCTAACGAATATATTTTAGAGCATATGTCAGATTATGATTTATTTGTTTACCCATCTATATTTGAAGAAACTTTCTGCGTATCTGCCTTAGAGGCTTTAGCAGCAGGAGTTCATGTAATCACAACTAATTTTGGTGCACTTCCTGAAACTTGTGCAGAGTGGCCAGTCTATGTAAACTATTCTCAAAATCATGAATTATTAGCTGCATCTTTTGCACAGGCTATTGAAGTGGCTGTAGCTTATTTACATACTAATGATATTCAAAGTCATCTTGAAGAACAACAAAAATTTTATAAGAGATTTTATAATTGGAATAAAAAGGGGCACGAATGGACAAATTTTTTGAAGGGGGCGTTACGTGTCAAAGGAGTATAAACCGATAAAGGTTCAATCAGATTTTACTAAATCTACAAAACCTTTATGGCTAGAAAAAAAACAAGAAGAATATGTCAATAAAGATACATATCAAACTCTAAAAGATTTTAGAGTTGATTCTGTAACTCCTATAGATAAAGATAAAAAACCATATTCTGTTTTTTTAGGCACTCCATGTCATTCAGAAGTATCTTTGCATTATGTTCAAGCTTTATTAAAATTTAGTCAAATGTGTTATGCGCAAAAAGTTCATTTTGAAGTACAAATTATGAAATCTTCTTTAGTTACACAAGGTCGTAATTTGTGTGTGTCTGGCTTTTTAAACAGTAAATGTTCACATCTTCTATTCATTGATTCGGATATACATTTTAATCCTGTTACTATTTTTAAAATGATTGTTGCAAACAAAGATGTAATTTCTGTACCCTATCCATTAAAACTTTTTATGTGGGACAAAGCTTTTGATGATATAAAAGCTGGTAAGATAAAATCACCCGAGCAATTATCACAAAGCATGAATTCATACCCTATGAGGGTCTATGATGAAAAAGATATAAAGATCAATAATGGTGTTATTGAAGTAACACATAGTCCAACAGGGTGTATGTTAATAAAAAGAGAGGTGTTTGATAAAATGATAAAAGCATATCCAAATAGAGAAATCAGTCAACATACAATAATAAACGGTAAATTGGTGCCTAAAAAACACATGTGGAACTTCTTTGATACACTTCACGACCCCGTGGAAAAAACTTATCTAGGAGAAGATTTTGCCTTCTGTAAACTTTGGAAAGATCTGGGGGGTAAATGTTATGCCTATGTCAACGATGAAATCACCCATGTTGGGGAACATACCTATTCTGGCAAGTTTGTCGATGAGTTGATAATCAATGAGTAAAATGGTATTATTCCTTATTTAGATCTAAAAGGAGAATTTTATATATTATGTGGCATCTATTACCCTACGCACTAGCAGCATACGGAGGTTATCAAGGCTATAAAGGAGCAAAACAATCTGGAGCTTCTGGCTTAGGAAGATTATTTGGTGCAGGTATGGGTGCTTATGGTGGCTACACACTTGGTGCACATGGCTTAAATACAATGAACCCGGGTGCCTACAGTAAATTTGCAGGTATGAGTAAACCTGCGTGGCTTTCACAAGTACCTGGTATGCCAGCAGCAGGAGCAGGAGCAGGAATAACATCATATCCAGGAATGAATAGAACTGGTGAAGCAACATTTGCTTCTGATATGATTAACGCTAGACAAAAAGCGAATGCTAGAGAAAGTGGTTCAATTATGGATTTACTTTTCAGAAAAGAAAATGAAAAAGGAGTAATGGAACTTGATCCACTTAAACTTGCAGTAACAACTGGTGCAGGAATGTATGCATCAGGTGCTTTTAAACAAGCGCCAACGGACATATACACACCAGGATATAATATGGGTTACCTGAAGATGAAAGAAGAGAGAGGTAATTACAAATACATAGACCCGGCTACCGGACAAGAAAAAGAATATGAAGAAATGTATTCACCAGAAGAACAAGGAATAGGACAAAGACAAATAGGTCCTTACTCTTATGATGTTCAGAGATTAAGAGCTGGTGGTATAGCAGAAATTAAAAAATTTAACGAAGGTGGTGTTAACTACCTTCCATCAAAAGTTTCCCACGATGAAAACGATTCAAATAACTATGTCAGAGCTTCTGGCTATGTTGAAGATGGATCAGGAACAGGTGATAAAGACGAGGATACAATGTTAGCTCAATTAGCAGACGGAGAGTTTGTAACAAGAGCAGATGGAGTATTAGGTGCTGGTATCATAGCTGGAGCAAATCCAAACAGCTTCAAAGATATGAAAGAAAAAGGTGCCGAATATTTCTACGAACAACAAAAAAAATACAAAAGAGTATTTGATTTATTGAAGGAGAAAAATGGCGATAGCAAGCAAAAAGCGAATTAAACCGCTAGTAAACGTTTTACCAATAGAACCTAAAGACATAGAAAGGTTTTGGCCTCTTATGGAATTTATGATTGCTGAAGCTTTAGCATTTTCAGGAAAATACGCTGATGTAGAATATTTTTATAGAGAATTAAAAAAAGACACAATGCAATGTTGGTTGATGTTTGGCTCTGACGAAGATGAAGAAAATAAAGTTTTTGGAGTTTGTATTGGTAGAATTTCACAACTTCCTAATTACTCTCAATATGAAATTACAATTTGTACTGGTAAAAGAAGAGAGCTATGGGAACATCAATTAGTTAAAGCAATAACAGATTTTGCTAAAGTTAATAAATGTAAAAGATTAAGTATAATGGCCAGACCTGGTTGGGAAAGAGTATCTAAACAATGGGGATGGAAAAAGAAACACGTACAACTAGAGAAATGGATATAATATGAGTTTTTTTGGAGGAGGAAGATCTAGCGCACCAACGACACCATCAACGCAAACACAAATAATGCGTGAGGCTCCTGGTATTGAAGAAAGAAAAATTGAATTAATGGATATAGCGAGACAAGTCGCTAATCAACCCATAAACCTTCCTGATATTCAAGTATCTCCTTTTTCAGCAATGGAGCAAGCTGGACTTACAAAAGCTGGAACTACAGGAGTTGGAGCAGGAGCTACGACTGCAGGAATAGGACAAGTTCTTGGAGCTGCGGCACCCGTTGGAGCTTCTCAAATTTCACAATACTTAAATCCATATCAATCATATGTTACTGGAGAGATTGGAAGACAAGGACAGATGATGCAAAACCAATTAGGTGCACAAGCTGTAGGCGCAGGCGCATTTGGTGGAGGAAGAGAAGGTGTTCAGCAAGCAGAATTACAAAGAAGAACTTTAGAACAAATGGGTAAGGCTCAACAAGCAGGTTTTACAACAGCACTAGGAGCTGCTCAAAGACAACAACAAGTTGGTTTAGCAGCAGGTCAACAATTAGGTCAATTAGGATTGCAACAGCAACAAATGGCTTCAGGTGATATAAATCAATTAATGCAAGCGGGTGGTGTTCAAAGACAATTAGCTCAGGCAACTTTAGATGCACAAAGACAAAGTACATTACAACAACAATATGAACCTTACCAAAGAGCAGAATTTTTAGCTAACCTATATGCTGCTGGACCTAAAACACAATCAGGTGTAACGATGGGAACTACACCTTCAACAAGCCCATTAGCACAATCTATAGGAACAGGAATAGGAGCATTCGCAGCTTATCAAGGCGCACAACAAGCATAGGAGATTAAATGAACCAAGTTTTAAATAGACCTATGTTTCGTCAGACAGCACTTCGTAAAGGTCACTTAACACCTGTACGTGCAAATACAGGAGTTATGATAGGACAACCTTATGGTCCACCCGGTCCTTTCAAACCACCCTCAACTCAAATAGCTCCTTGGTATCAAAGACTTAAAGCAGATTTTTTAAATTCTAGACAAGGAATTCAACAAGTATTAAAAGGCCATAAAGGAGCTAATCCTTTAGGATCAGGAAGAGGGCTTGCAGCCGCAACAGGTTATTTGGGTGTTGAGGATTTAGTAAGTAGATTTACAGGATCCCCTTATGGCAGGAGTATTTTTGAACAATATGGTGTGGAGCCCGGTTTAAAAAAAGTGGCACTAGATACAGGAATAGCAGCAGCATTATCTTTTAATCCTATAACAGGGCCAGTAGCAAGAGGTGTAGGACTAGGATGGACAGGAGCTAAATTAGGTAAAAAATATCTTTATGACCCAGCAAAAAATTGGTTGTCGGGAATGCCCACTGGAGATCTTGATACAAAATGGGGAATAGAAGAAGGCCAAAAGATGGTAGATCTAAGTGGAAAGGAACAACCTAAAACAGCAATCCAAATTAAAAAAGAAGTTGAAAATATTGGGCCCAAGAGAAAACATAACAGAGTTGGTTTTGATAATAAACTAACACAAACTGACAATGAATCAAAAGTTGTGGATGGAGCGGTAGATGTTAATAAAGTTATAGATAACAACATAGCTTCTATGCTACCAGAAGGTGGAGGGGTAGATGCGTCAAAATCAACATATGGAAAACCTAAATCTAACTACCCTGAAGATGAAGAGCTTATTGCAGTATCCGACAAAGAAAAAATAACTGATAAAAAGGCAAATCTGAATGTTGTAAAAAAAGCTAATGCAGTAAATAATGAATTAGATAAACCGGGTAAAATAAAAGCAGGGGATGGCACAGAGGTTAATACTGAAGTAATTGACCTTGCAAGAAAATATAGAAAAGAATTAATGGCAGGACAAAAATCTCAAGCTGGTTTAGTCTTTTTAGCAAACCTAGCTTCAGGTTTACTTTCAGGAACAACTGCAAAAGCTGGAGTAGGGGGAGCTTTAGAAGTATTAGGTAAAGCTTTAGGCCCTGCAGTTAACAACTATGCAACTATTAAATTAAAAGAAAACGAACTATCCAACAGTTTTATGTCAGACGCTTTAGAATTAGCAGGAGATGAGATTGAAAGAGCAAATGAAATAATAGAATTTAAAATGCCAGAGTACCCAGATGGTGATCCAGGAGTTATTCAAATGTTTGACAGAAATAACCAAATTGTAAATATGCGTGGTATTAGATTAAAAGATGGTACTGTACAAGTAGCTATGCCTGGCATGAAAGATCAATTTGGTCATAACGTTTATCAAACAATGGTAACAGGTTCGTTTAACAGATTTATGCCAAATAGTGAGTTAGATCCAAAAGCTATAGATACTCTTCTAGAATTAGACCAAAAATACAAAGCATACAAATACGGTGAAACATCTTACAATTTAGTTAAATCATTTGCAGATAAAGGTATCACGGGTGCAGGTCCAGTTGGTAGATTAAATTTAGTTAAAAGTAGATTAGGGGAAGCTATGTATGACTTAACAGGTATGAATATGTTTACAAACACTGATGATGCATTCCGAAAAGCTGATGAATACAAACAAATGTTAATAGATGATTATATGGAACAAAACGATGCAACTGAAAAAACAGCTAGAAAATGGGTTGAAAAAGAATTTGGTGAATTTAATTTAGGTAGTGGCGCACAAAATAAACTTACAAAGGCAATATCAGAATATACTGGAGAAGCTGACGCACAAAAATTATCTCAATTAGCTATTAACGAAACTGTCATGGTTTACGCATTAGCGAACTCATTAAAATCAAAAGACAGGTTAACTGCTAAAGATATTAAAATGGCTAAAGATCTAGTAAATATCTTCCCGTGGTTTAGAGGTCAAAAAGCAGTTATGAGAGATCTTAAATCAGTTAATAATACAATTTTACAAGATATTAAATCTTTGGAAAATACTTATGTTATGGGTTTAATGGGAGAAACTTCTACTATTAACAAATACAGACGAATATATGGAATTGGCGTAGGTGCAGCAGATATGGCACCACAAGAAATACCTGGTTTTGATTGGGAAAATAAATCTGTTGAGGAAATGATGGCGGAAGGTTGGGGCTCATGACATTAGAAGAATTACAAAAAAAATTAGATGATAAATCTCTTGACCCATCAAGATTAGATAGAAAACAAAGATCTATAATTGATGAATTAATTAAAAGAGGAGAATTAAAAGGTCCTAATATAAAAGAATTACAAGCAGAAAGAAACGCAGCAGCTAGAGCAATAGCTAGAAAAGAAGAATTTTATGCAGATCCAATAGCCGCAGCTTTAGAAGCTGAGGATAGTTTTTTTAAAGGTAGACCAACTGCAGAGCTTGCAGGAGATTTGTCTGCTTCAATTGCACCTTACGTAGCTATGAGAAAAAAAATATTTGGTGCTGCTAAGAATGGTACTCTTTGGCAAAAAGGACCAGGAAAATTTTTACAATCAGCTACAAGAGTTGCTGATAAACTTCCTGGAAAATGGGGAAAAATAATAGGTGGTGCATTAAAATTAGTTGCAAGAACTGCAGACGTACCTGCTAAAGTTTGGGCTAGTCCTCTTGGTAAAGCAGAAATTTATTCTGTATTAGGTGGTTCTGCAGGAGCAGGAGCTGGTTCAATTACATATGATATGCTTAACGAGCAAGCAGGAGTAACAATTGCAAATTCAATTACAGATGCATTTAGAGATATGCCTCAAAAAGAAATAGATCAAGACATTTTAAAAAATGCTTTTGAAGCTACAAAATATGCAGCAATGTGGAATGCAGGTGCAGCGGCATTAACCCCTTTTATATTAGGACCACTAGGTAAAGGAGTAGGAAAATTATTTGGAACTAAAGGTGAAAAAGCTGTGAGATTATCTGAGTATGCAAAAGAAAAAGGTTTACCATTACCACTTATGACAGGTATTAAAGATGGTGTTCTTACAAACTTAGGTACGGGATATTTTAAAACGGTGGGTGTCTTTCCTTTTGTGTCTGGAATAGGAAGAAAATCTTTACAAGGAGCTGAACAAGAAGCAAGTAAACAATATTTAGAAGGATTGGTAAAGTTTGCACCTTTAATGAAAACAGCAGCTCTTTCATCTTCTATCTATAACCAAGCCGCAAAAACTTTTGCAGATCACGTAGCCGTTATTGGTTCTAAATATCAAGCTTTTGAAAGATTTGCAGAAGCAGCAGGTAATCCAAGAGTAATAGGTTTAGATAAAACATCTAAAGCCGCAAAAGAAATGGTTGAAAACTACAGACAAATGTTTCCTGATATTCAATCTGCATTAGATACGCAAAGACGACTTGGACGTTCTATTGGTGACTTAGATATCAAAGCAATTGAAAAACATCTTACAGATGCAGGAGATCCTTTAAATTTATTTATAAAATCCATTGTTGCTGTTGGAGAGAATGGTAAAATTACTCCTAAAGAATATGGGGGTATTATGAAAATGTTAAATAGAGCTATTGAAGGCTCTAACTTACAAATTCCAAATAAAACGGTTTGGGCATTAAGAGAAGCTTTAGAAGTAGATTTAAATTCTTTTGGAGCAAAGCTTACAAAAGATAACTTTTTAAAAGATGATGTTATAAAAGAAGGCTACGAACAAATGGTTAAACAAAGTGGTAAAGAATTTGCTGATGCTGATATGGCTTATAAAATTGGTCAAGGTACACAATTATATAGTAAATTAAAAGAAGCAAATTCTGCATTCTCAAGTATTATGGGATTTTACACAAAACAAACTTTACCTTCTCATTTTAAAAGATTTGATACTACTTTATTTACTGGAAGAGGTGTTAATGGAATTTTAGGTAAAGAAAGTATCCCTAGAGATCAAATGTTTAAGTCTATGGCTAGGGATGTTTTTGCGTCTAACTCAGAAGATGCAATTTTTCAATTTAAAAGAATTATAGGAGCTGAAGGTCCTAACGCAACAAAAAATGGTAAGCAATTATTTGAGGCAGCTAAAGCAAGATATATGTTTAATGCTTTTTTTAGTGCTTTTGATAGTGCAGGAAGTCCACAAGCTAAATCTATATTTAATGATGTAGCAATGGACGCATCAGTTAAATCAGGTAATAAATATATGGCAGACGCAATGGAAGAATTTGGGGGAGCTGCTCAACAACGTTATAGAAATTTTTCAATTGAGGATGTTAGACTTAATAATGGTATTTATGATGTATCAAAAATAAGATTTGGTGTAGATGATATTGCTGATTTTAATATAAATAAATTTATGGATAATCTTGGAATTGGTAAAGCAACAGAAGATTTAGGAAGAGACAAGATGGCTGCAATTATAGGAAAAGGAAAACCTTTAGATGATTTTTATAAATTTACCGACTACATGAAAGCTATATCAGATATTGCAATATCAGATACATCTACATTCCTTCAAAGAAGATTTACACTTTCTGGAGGTAAAGGTGTTTTAACTGGTGTTGTAATTGGAGGTGGTATGGGTGCGGTTAATCCTCTTGCTCCATTAGTATTTTTAATGTTAGCGAGAAAAGCAGGAAGCATGTTAACGGATCCTGTTGCTTTAAGATATTTAAATGATGCACTTAGTGTTGATGAACAATTAAAAATTTTAAAAGGTCAAAAAATTAGAGGTCAAACTTATGGAAGAGGAGCAGTTCCAAAATGGACAGCTGCTGGATTAACTCAAAAAAGAGAAGCGTTTGCAAGATTGTGGAATTATATGGCTGATGAAGATAAAGATATGCCTAGAATTAATCCTAAAATGATTGACCCAATTAAAATACAAGAATTTTTACTTAGTCAACCTTTTGAAAGTCCTAAACCAAGATACGATGATAACACTTTACCTAAAAAAACAATTGAATCTATGTTTTCAGAAGATTTTACAGGTAGCTCAGGAAATGTAGTAAAGGATAATCAAATAGTTGACTACGTTCGATCAACTGTAGGACATGAAATTGAATCGGATGTTGATCAAGAATCAAGAGAAGTGGAAGCTGAAAGAGCGAGTATTACAGAAGGTATGGAATTAGAAAATCCTGTACAAAGTCCACCGAACACCGGACAAGCTGGACAAGCTGGACAACAAGTAAACGCACAACAGTTCCAAGCACTATTCCCTAACGATCCAACAGGTGCTGCAATAGCACAAAGAGCAACTAGACGTGCCTAAAGAAAACGCAATACAGAAAATAGAATCACATGAAAAACTTTGCCGAATCATGCAAAAACAGACTCAAACTGAGATTAGAGAACTTCAAGCAAGTATACATCGTATAGAAAAAATTTTATTGACATCAGCGGGTGTATTAATTACTGGTATGGCAGGAGTCATAATAGTATTAATAACAAAAGTCTGGTGAAATTAATTAAAAAATATCCCTATAAACATTACAATAGATTTTCAGATACGACTGGAAGAAAGTATCTGGTTGATAATATTAAAGTCCCAAGTGTGACAACCATATTAAGTGCCACTAAAGACATGCGCCAACTTAATAATTGGCGCAGAAGAGTGGGCGAGAAGGAAGCAGACCGAATTATGAACCAAGCATCAACTATTGGAACCGAAATGCATAGGGTTCTGGAGTACCATTTAACAGGAGAAGGATATTATAATGACAGGGAGGAAGGCACAAAACCACGAATGATGGCTAAAACTATACTAGATAATATACAATTAGATGAAGTATGGGGGAATGAGATAAGCCTAGAATATCAAAATAAATTTGCAGGAACCTGTGATTTAACAGCTGTGGCTTATGGAAAACCAAGTATTGTGGACTGGAAACAGTCAAATAGGCCAAAAAAAGAGGAGTATGTAGAAGACTACAAATATCAGTTGGGTGCTTATTATTTAGCCCATACAGCGAATTACGGCCCCATAGAGCAGGGGGTAATCAGTATTTGTACCCGAGACCTTCAATATCAGGAATTTAAGCTATCAGAGCCTGAATTAATAGAATATGGGGATAAGTTTTTAGAAAGACTAGAGCAATTTAAAAAGCTACAATGAAGAAATAAGTATTGCATTTCTTATAAAAGTCATTATATAGGGCTTATAGGTGCCTTTAAGGGCCTATTTTATTAACTGTCTAAACATGGAGGTTAAATGACACTCAATAAACTAAAACTACCATCAATCT